AGATTTTCCAATCTCTTTCTATTTCCCCAGATTGAAAGTTCTTCAAATTTTACATCAGGGACACTGATTCTTCTGTTTTGAGTTTCTTTACAGATATAAAACTTCTTGTTTGCTGGAAAATAATAAACATTTCCTTGTATTGCTTCATTCAAAGGAAATTTACCATCTTCTTTGCCAACAGCAGCAACAACTCTATCTTCAATTTCTTGTGCTGTTCCATCATATTCACCTTTTTGAGTGTAATTTGCTTCTAAGTACTCTTTTGTTATATATAAATCTTTACCATCATTATGAACAACAACAGATCCTGTATTTGATGAAATTAAATTTATTTTTACTTCCATTCTGTGAGGTCCATCTGCTTCAGGTGGAATCCAAGAAGTCTCATCTCCATCATTCATATAAAAATATAGAACTTCTACTCCTTCATCTAATACATATATTCCTGTTTCTCTAGGGAAATAGCCTTCTTCTAAAGAAACATTATCTATAACAGTTGTTAGTACTACAGCATCTCCTTTTTGTTCTTTACTTAATATTGATTTTTCTATTTTTATATTTTTAATATCAATTAAATCAGCAGGATTTTCATTATCTATCAGTTTTCCGTCTCCAAATTTCATTTTTGTAAATTGAATAGGAGTAGAACTAGCCTGACATTTTGCAAGATATGCTCTTCCTTTTTTTGTTAATCCACTAAATTTCATTTTATAATCTCCTTTCTAATCTGTTTGTATGCTCCTAAGAATAGATTTTTCTTTACATCTATATCTTCCCCAGCATTAACTCTTTTTCCACTTATAAATACTTCTTTGTATCCTAAAACATTATATTCATATTTTTTTTCTTTCAATAAATAAAAAGCTTCTAAGATACTTCTAACATTTTTATACTCCTCTATAAGTGATAAAACATTTTTTAACCAATCCTTCTCCTTACTTTCATTCACTGTTGTAAGCCTAAATGTAAAAGGTCTCCCTCCATACTCAAACCATTCTTCAATTTTTATTTCATAATTTAAATTTTTTAATTGAGAAATTACAGCAGTCTTAGTTCCTTTTTTTGAATGAACCCAATATGCAGACTTTATTAATTTTATTTTGATTTTTCTGTCTAAGTCTACTCTATATTTATCTATATTAAAAAACCAAGCAATTTCATCTAAAACATTATCTTCTTGTACTTCAAGATTATAAAAAAGTGCTAAAGTTTCAATTTTATCTACGATATAAGTTTTAAAAATTTTTTCAATGCTCTTAGAAAAGGCTGTTAGATTTTTATATTTTTTTAAGTTCTCAGGAAATATTGCTGTGTAACTTGCTCGCTCTAACTTATTCATCTTCCTCACCTATATACTTTATGCTCTTAGTCAGTTCTTTTGCTACAGTATCTTTTTCTATTTTTTGAAAAGCAGGACTTGTTATTTCTACTCTTTTAGCTCCTGCTAATATTATTAATTGTGTTAATTTATTTGGATTTATATCTCTTCCTAGTTTTTCTTTTTGCCAATAAATATATTCATTGAAAGCTGCTTCTACTTCTTTTTTTACCAAAATAGGGTTATCCCCTTTCTTAGTCCAATATTTAATGTCTATGTTATACGATTGTACTTTTGGCTTTTCTATTTCAATTTTATCTGTTAATGGTCTTACATCATCAGCTAATTTTTCTTTAATTTTTTCTAATATTTCTTGACTAGGTAATTCTCCATTTTTCAATAACGGAATAATTTTTACAACTCCAGGTGTTGATGGAGGAGTATAAATATAAGAATCTTTAATATCTTGGTGTGATGTTAATGTATAATATTGATAAGCACCATGAGGTCCTGCTACTGAAAAGGCTCTAGGTCTTAACCTTATTCTGTTTCGATACTCTTCGTCTCCCTCTTTATCAGCACCACCAGATGTTTTAGTTATATTTGAGACTGATAATAGGTAAGGGATATCATCTACAATTGTATTTATTGCTCCAATTTCTATATCATTTCCTATTAGTCCAGAGGTTAAACATCTTACCTTCCCTACTACTGTTCTTCTTCCTGGTTCTAATATTATTGTTTCGATACTCTCGAAGTATAAATTATCTTTTGCTACTTTATGTCCTTTTGGTATTATTTTTCTTTCATCAAATATTTTAGAAAAAGTATATTCTATAGAACATTCAGCTTCTTTTTCGGTTATTCTTGAAACATCTACAAGTGCACCTAAAGCATCTAAATATTTTCCTTGTGAATACTGAAGTAAGTTCATTTTTCCTATAAAATTCATATAATCTTTAGATATACATACCAAATATGTAACCCAATCAATAAAATCTTCTGCTGGATCTCCTGCCTCAACTTTTGATTGCATAATTTCTTCATATCCATTTTTTAATTCTTTTTTTATTTGCTCAGTATCAAAATCTATAAATGTAAATTTATCCATCTTTAACATCTCCAATGACAACTATTTTTATTTTAGCTAATTCTTGATTTTCTAATATTTTTATTTCTTCTACATTGAATCGAGGTTCTTCTTTTTCAATTTCTTCCATACAATCTGCTATAATCTCTGCATTAACTATCTCAATAGGTTCATCAATATAATTAAAATTAATTCCTTTTTCTCTAGCTAATACAACATTTCCTCTTATTCTTGAAACAATATTTTCAATATTTTGAATAATTTCTTCTGTTCTATTTTTTCTAAATTTATAATTTCTTTCTTTTGAAGAGTCTATGTATATTTCCATTAGTTATACTCCTTCAATTCTATTTTTAAATCCATTTTAGTCGGAACTCCAAAAGCATTATATCCTTTAGGATCTTCTCCTATACTGGTAATAACATAATTTCCAATCTTTTTTCCTCCAAGTATAAGTCTTAAAACTTTTCCTTCCTTCAAAAAAGTTTCTAACTTCTTTTTTTCTTTATCTACATTTACTTTGAAAAAACGATTTAAATGAATTGAAAAACTTATGTTTTCGAGCTCTAATCCATCAAACTGTATTTTGGGTTTTTCTCCAATAATTTTATGTTCTATCCATCTTGAAGACATACTTCTTGAAAATGAATTATATGTCTTTGTGTAGATTGAACTTGTAAAAAATACATAATTTCCTAGACTACCAACTATCATTCAGGACCTCCTGTTTTATCTCCACCAGCTTTTACTTTGCTATGGGAATGAGATTTTAAAGATATTCCACTTGTTGTAACATCTTCACTAGCATCTAATTTTCCTTTTATATTTACAGAACCATCTATATCAATATCCCCAACAATTTTAGTTTTTGGACATTCTATTTTTATGCTTTGAGCAACTATTTCTATTTGATTTTTACAATTTATATATAATTTAGAATTATTTTCATCATATGAAATTATAGTTCCATCATTAAAAACAGTTATTTCCACTCCTGCTCCTGCTCCAGCTGGTACAGGTGTTGCTTCATCATATCCAGAACCTAAATAAAAACCATTGAAAGTATTTTCAGGAAATACACAAATTCCAACTTCACCAATCTTAGGAAATGAATAATGTTTTGTTCCTTCTGTTCTTCCTTGTAAAACTGGAATTTCTACAGAAGGAATGTCAATATCTTCAAACGTTACTTTTATAGTTCCTTTTTCAGGAAAGATGCTTGATACAGTTCCATACCTAATCATTTTCCACCTCAAACTCTATTATTTTATGAATTTCAGCATTTATTTTATAAGATAAAAAATCAATTTTTAAATCATCTATCATATATTTCCCAGAGAAATTTCCAAAATCATTTAAAATAATTGCGTCTCCAACTGATATTAATTCACTTGTTCCCATAAAAGATATATTTCCTTTTACTTCTCTTTTATTTTTATCTCTTAAAGCTTTTTTAGCTATTTCTAGTAGTTGCTTTTCAACTTCTTGAGCATTCTTACCAGTTACTTGTTTATCCTCATTTATAAATAAGTTTCTTTTAGTTTGCTTTTTATATGAGTTCCTATTTTTTATTTTAAAAGTTTTTTCTATTTTCTTTTTTTTCTTGTAGTTATAGTAACTTATGGTACAGCTCGAATAGCTATCAGTGTCTTCTGTTGAAAAACTATAACTCTCTAATTGATTTTTAAAAAATATTTTCTTAGCTTCTTTTTTTTCATATTCTTCTTCTTCAAAAGCTATAATTTTGTTATCAAATAATTTAAGATTTATTCCAGCTTCTTCAGATAATTTTTTTAGAAAATCAAAGTCAGATTGTAACTTTTGTTCTATTCTTTGATATTTTCTATTAAAAGAAATTTCACAAATAGCTTTTATATTTCTTTTCTTTGCAATTTCATTAAAAATTGTTTTATATGTTACATTTTCCCAAACTTTATTTTCTTTTTTATCAACAATATCTGAAGCTATATCAAATGAAATAGCTTTTATATTAACTACATCAGGAGGACCACTAAAATCTACAGTATCTATATAAAACAATCCCATATCATGTGTGATTATTTCCAAATCCTTTTCCCAATGTTTTAATGTTAAGACTGCTTTGAGTGTTTCTCCTTTTTGTGGCATCCATGATGATATCCATAACATATCCCTATTCTCTAAAGTGAGCTCTAGTGTATCTAGTTGATTTATAGAGTCACTTTGAGAACATGAAGTAAGTTGACTATGAATTTCTTTTGTTATATTTTTACCTTCGTAAATTATTGTTATTTCTGTCCTTCTTGCATTTTCATTTTCTTTTGTAAAGTCAAAAACATTTATATTTTTAAAATCAATTTCCATATTATCTTCTCCAAGGAGGTAAATTAGAGTCTTTCATATCAATTTTTTTGTATTTTATAACTACTCCTGCTGGAAAAATAAAATACTCTGAATATTCTTCGTTCCATAAATTCAGGTAATGAATAAATTTTGAATTTTTATATAACAGATATGAAATTTTATCCCATGTATCTCCATCTTTCGTTGTATAAGAAGCCCATTTATCTTCCATTTCCTCTCCTCATATTTTCTCTTTCATATTTTTTCATCATATTTTTAAATTCATTAAAAGCTTCATCTCTATTTTTTCTTAATGTACTATCTAGATCTTTGCTATCGTTTGCATAAATCACTGGTGAATATGTTAAATTAAAAGAACTAGAGTTATTTCCATTTTCATATGCTCCTATTAATCTTCCAGTCTTTTCCCATAAGTTTAAACTTCTTTGACTTTTATCATGTGGAATAATAGATTCTGAACTTCCACCTTCTCCAACCCAAGCGAGAGTAGGCGAATTTACAATTCCTCCTAATGCAAATTGGGGAATGTCTCCTCTTCCACCATATGAATATGCTTTCCCATTGTTTTGTGGAATATCTCCTCTTCTTCCTGGAGGTGCTTTCTTTTCATCAATAAACAATAGTTTTTTACCCCAACCGATTGCCTTATCTATTCCATCACTTATTTTTTTAAATATTCCTGTAAAGAAATCTGCTATTGCCATTCCAGTTTCTTTAAGCTTAGTCCATTTCTCATCTATCCATCTAAAAACGCTTCCTAAAATTTCCATTGATGCAGCTTTAAAGTTTTCCCACTTTAAAACGATATTAGTTACCATGCTAGCTATCTTTTCTTTTAACTCTACAGCTTTTTCTTTTATAGTATCCCAGTTACGATATACAGTTATTCCAGCTTTGGCTATCCACCCTAAAGGTCCCATAAGAAACCAAAACTTATCAATAAGTCCAACTACTTTATCTTTTAATTCTATTGCTTTGGCTTTTACAGTATCCCAGTTTTTATATAGTAAATAACCTGCAGCTATTAGTGCTATAATACCTGCTATTATCCATGTAATAGGACTAGCTAGTACTGTCATACTTAAAGCTTTGAAACCTTTTGCAACTTTTCCAACTCCACCTATTAATTTTTTTCCAACAGATAATATTTTTGTTCCAAATGCGTGTTCTGTCATAAATCCTGCTATTTTCATGTAATTAGAATATAAACTTATTCCACCTGAAATAAGTTTTAAAGCAGAACCAAAACCTAATAACGCAATAGAACCATAACCAAAAATTTTCATGAATGTCTTGAAACCTTCTGGGTGTAGTTGTTGAAATTCTGTTATTTTTGTTAATAAATTTGAGAAACTAGTTATTATCTTATTTATTTCTGGAAGTAATAGTGCTCCTAACTGACTTCCTGCTATGCTTAATTTACCCATTGTTATTGCAAGTTGATTTTCGGTAGTTCCTCTTTTTATATCAGCTTCCTTATCAACGCTTCCTTTAGCTTCATCTCCATTTACTTTGTCTAAATTTTCTTTTAATCTATCTGTATTATTTAAAAATTTAGAGGCTGCTTCTAAACCTTCTTGTCCAAATAGTTGAGTTAAAATAGCTACTTGTTTATCTTCATCTTGTGCTTTTATCTTATTGAAAACTAACAATAGAGCTTTTTCACTGTCTTCTTGTGATAATTTAGCTAGTTTCTCTGGATCTATTCCTAAAGTTCTAAACATTTCTTGTTGACTTTTTGTCCCAGCACTTCCTTTATTTAAAGCTACAAGTATCTTTCTTGCACCAGTTGCTGCAACTTCTGCTTCCATTCCTTGCTCTATCAATGAAGCTCCAAGAGCTGTAACTTGCTTTTCTGAAAATCCAGCTACTTTACCAATACTTCCTATCCTATTTACAAAATCTGTTATAGCTGGAGCAGTTGCTCCTGTATTATCCCCTAAATAATTTATTCTATCTGTTAGTTCAACCAGTTCATCATAAGTTAAATTTAAAGAGTTTTTCATATTAAATAAAGATTTTGCTGCTTCTTCTCTATTCATATCAAAAGCCATTCCAGTTTTTGAAGTAAGTTCTATATATTTAATAGCTTCATCCTTATTTAATCCTGTTTGACCTGCATTGGCAGCTGCTGCATATAATTCATCAAGTCCTATTGCTATTTTCTTTTCAGTAATAATTTTATGTAATTCTTTTTTAAAATTTTCCTCTTCTTCCTTATCTTTAAAGTCAAATTGTTTTTTTACTGCTGCAAAATTACTCTCAGCACTTATTGCTTGTTGTACAGGCTTATATAATAATCCAACTCCAGCTGCTCCAGCTTTAATAGAAGTCCCACCTATTTTTGAAATCTTGTCTCCTATTTGTTTAGAAGATTCAGCTTTTGCAAACTTTTTACTTGCTTCAGCTGCTCTATCTATTTCTTTCTGAAGTTCTTTGTATGTTTTTGCAGTATTACTTATATCTACTTTTTTGTCTCTTAATACTTTAGCTGTTTCTCTTACATGCTTTAATTCAGCTGAATAAGATTTATTTAAAGAATTTAGTTTTTTTTCTAAATTCTGTAATGCTTTTGCATTTTCAGTTGTTTGATTTTTTTCATCTTTCATACTTGCTTTTAGTTCAGATATAGCTAATTTAGTCTTTTTTATAACTTCAATTTTTTCTTTTAATGCTTTTTTATCTTCGTTATATCTTCCCAATAATTGTTGAGTTCTTTGTAATTTTATAATCTCTTGATTAAGTCCAGAAACACCTTTACTTGCAAGTGAAAATGTTTTAGCAAATCCTGTTCCTAGTGCTGCTCCTATTCCAAAAGAAATTCCAATTTCTTTCATAAATCCTCCAGACAATAAAAAAACCACTTATCTTTTTTGATAAGTGGTTTAACTTTATCTTTTATTTTTTTAAAAAATTAATTTAAGTATGCTAAGTATTGCTATAACAAAGAGTACAAAAACAATTAGAAAAAATGGTGCAACATAGTTATATATAATAAATCCTATTGCCAAAAATATTATTAATGGAATAAGTTTTGAAAATATTTTTTTTATGTTTTTTATAGTTATCCCAGCTTCTGCAAAATTTTTCACAGCTTCTTTTCTATACTCATTTGATATTGCTTGTTGTTTATTATACCAAGTTTTTATAGCTTTTAACATACTCATCACCTCTTGACAATATTCTATAATAAATCTTGTCAAAAAGCAACCACTTATTTATATATGTGCTTGTTTTTCAAGAATTTCTCCCATATCGGTTGTCCATTCAAAGAATTCATGGAATGAAATATTTAGAAAAAATTCTATTCCTGATTTACTTTCTTTGCTTAGGATTAAGATTGTTTTTCTAAGATCTTTGAAACTAGTGCTTCTAATCCCAAGCCATCGAACAAACCCTTAACCTGGTTTGTAACTTCTAAAAACTCACTTCCAGAAAGTTTTTCTACTAAGTCATCATAAGAACAATCTAATATTTTAGTTGCTAATACTGTCAGATAGTGCTTTGATTCTTCCATTCCACCTTGTGGAAATATCCCGCCCATTAATAAAAATTCTTTTTCTGCTTCTAAAAGATGTCTAGGACAAAGCATGTCTCTTGTTATATTTATCTCCGATATTTCTATCTCCTTATCATCTTTTTTACATTTAATTTTATTTTTTATTCTTACCATTTTTCCTCCTACATTCCTATAGCATCTCTAACTTCTGCTAGTAAATCTTCTCCGTTTACATTGAAAATCATATTAATTTTATCTATTTCTAGGACAGTTTCATTGTCTACTTCAACTTTTAAATAAGCACATGCAAATTTTTGGTTAGAACCAGAAGGTTTTCCAACTTCTAATTTTCCTAATCCTAAACTTTTTGGAACTACTCTTGTAGATATTTTTAATCTACCTTTATTTATCTGCCCACCACTCATATCAGTAGATTGAGTTGCTGCTCTAAATTCTAAAGCATATACTTTTTGAGAAAACGTTTTAAAGTTATCTTTAATTAATGTTCTGAAATTCATTCCAATTTCAAATGCTGAAAAATGCCCTAATGTTGGTGAATCTATTTCTCCAGCAATACCTGCCCCTGAAATTGTTTCAGACATAAATTGTATATCTGGTAAATCAACGTCAACTAAAGCTGTTGGTGACATCTCCCCATCTATAAAACATTTATAATTTATTATCTTTTCAGGGATTATTCCGATTGTTTTAGCCATTTTTACCTCCTAAAATAATTTTTCATAATATTTAACATCAATTTCTAAATCAAATTTAATTTCTTCAGCTGGAAGTGCTGGTGTATAGTATAATTTAAATTTAATTTTTCCATCAATTAAGCTAGTTTGTGGGTTATCTTCTCTTCTAAATTCAACTCTAGCACCTATTAATTTACCAGCTGAAACAAGACCATTTAACCAAATATTGATGCTGTCAGTAACTGTTTCTATTAATACTTTATTTGTTGGTTCATCAATTTTTTGCCAATATGTTAATACCAGAGAATTGATAACCCAGTTAAACATCATTCTACTTACTATAAATGAATCTTTAGGATCTGATATTGCTGGATAACAAGATGTTCTGTTTCCCCAAAATCTCCAACCACCAATCCAATTTATAACAGTTGAGATTCCTTGACTGTTTAAGTAGTTAGCTTCATCAAGCCCTAATCTCACAGGAGTACCATCAAGAAGAATTGCTCCATCCCCTTTTATATTTTTATTTGAAGGTGATTTATATGGAATATCTTCATTATCTTTAGCTAGCATTTGAATTAGTGCTGCTTTTTGAGTAGAAATATGATATTGTTGTTTTCCTAAAGAAATTTTCGGCCAACTTACATCTAAAAAAGTTGATGAGATATTATTTGTATTTTTATTTGCAACAGTATCTCCATATTTCTTAATTTTTGATGTGTCTAAATCAACAAGTCCAAGACCTTGAAAATGACCATTTATCTTTCTTGCTTTTGCTTCAATTACAGCTGCAACAGTTGAACTAGCAGAATATTTCGGAGCTAAAATTAGACTAGGAACTTTTCTATATTTAGGAAAGACCTCAGCAATTGCCTCTAATCCTTTTTTCTTTCCAGTTGCTCCATCTATTCCACCAATAATATCTGTTTCTTTAACTTTTTCTATGTCAATTACACTGTATCTAACTTCTATTGGATCTGTTTTAGTTTCTTTTGGAATTAAAACTAGTTGCCCTTTATCATTAAAAAATTTTGTATGCTCAAATGACGTAGTTATAACAACAGTTTCAGGAAGAACTCCAATATCCTCTATCAAATATTTTCCATCTACAAAAGTAATTGTTTTATTTGTTACTTCTTTTATGTGCTTTGTTGTATCTACAACATTTATTAAAATAATTGGACCTATATTAAATTTTGAGAAATGAACATCAATTGCTTCGCATAATGTATAGCTTTCAAAATCCTCTGAGAAACCAAAATTTTCTACTGCTTCTGCATAAGAACTACATAAAATAGGTTCATTTATATTTCTTTCTTTACATAAGTTTATTGGAGCAGTTCCTACATACACTGGAGTTATGCTATCACTGACTGCTGCAAGCAATTTTGTAGGACTTTCAGTTGCTGTAATACCATGATTAAATGCCATTTATATTCCCCCTTAATTCATTTTTTAAAGTATTATAAAGCGTTCTATAATACTCATTATTTTTTAACTTTAAATCTTCTACGTTTATAAATAATTTTTCTGCAATTGGATATTTTTTTATTGCTTCCTCAATATTAGAAGGATATCCATTTACAAAAATTGTATATTCTTGCAGAGAAAATTCAGCTATTGTTGGTCCAATATATATCTTTTGAAAGTTTTCTTCTACTTCTTTTTCTTCCTCTTTTATATCTTCTTGAATTTCATTTTTTACTTCTTCTTTCAATTCTTTATTTATTTCTTCTTCATTTTTTTGAATAGCCTTAGGCAATTCAATCACCTCCATTTATCCAATTATCTGTATCTGTTCTATAATCCTTTTCATAAACAACATTTATATAAATAAAACTTAAATAGAATGGAACTGGTTGTTCTTCTGGAAATACCCATTCAGCTTCAGGAAGAATTTCAAATCTATTTTCAATTATTCCAACCTTTTGAATTTCATCCAATATTTTTTGAGTTATTTCAGATACTTCTTCGTATCCTTTTTTAACATCTTTGTTAAAAATACCTGTAGATATAACTAATGTTAGTATTTTTTTGTCTAGCGAATTCTTAACTTTGTGAGTTCTTATTGTTATTGCTGGAATTATTGTTTCTTCTGGGTCTGGTGGAAGTAATCCAGTATATACTTTTATTTCTCTTAATTCCTCACTTTTGTAAGCTTTATATTTCTTTTGAGTTATAATAGGCAGTATCATTTTTTTAATATTTTCTTCTAAAGTTTTTATATCTATCATTAAATATACCCTTTCAATATCCTTGAAACTTCTTTTAATAGAAGTTCATCTAAATATTCTTCACCTTTTTCTACTGCATAACTTGAAACATTTTCTGAACCTAACATTTCAGAAATTCCTATTGTATACAATTCTTTAATCGGAAATCTGCTATTATTTTTTCTTTGAAATATCCCTTTGTGCCCACTTTTCATAGTGGCTATAAAAGGCTTTCCAGTATATTCATTTTTCCCTTTAACTGTTTTAGAGCTTTCAGTTTTTTTTATTTTAACTTTTATTTGACTTTTTGATTGAGAAGTTAAAAACTTAGATAAAGCTAATCTTGGAGTTTTAGCAGCTATTGTTCCTCTTAAAACAGAAAATGTAGCTTTTGTTAGACTTAATTTACTTTCAATATCACTCTTTTTTATGTTATATTCAGAAGTTGTTTTATTTTTTATTTCAGTTTTTACTTTATTAAGAGTTCTATTGATTGTTCCAGTGATAGCTCTTTCAATTCCATTAGGAATTGTTCTCAACATATTTTGAGCTAATTCTATGTTTTTGACTTCCAAAAAATGTTGCATTAAATTCCTATCCTTTCTTGAAGTTCTATTATAAATAAACTTTCTTCTTTATATGATCTGTAAACTTCAAATGTCCCATTGTTTACATCTATTTGTTTCCCAGGTGTATATTTTTCAAACTCTTCTTCATACTCTAAATAGAGTATGTAATCTATCTCTCTTGAAAGCCCTTCATATTCTTCTTTGTTCATTTTATTATCTGGTCTTTCCATAACTCCAATATACATTTTGCCTTGAATGATTATCTCTTCTCCAAACTCATCTAAGTTTAGAAAAACTTTTATATCTTCTTTCAGTTGTTCTTTAAAGTTCATTTTTGATCCTTTTATTTTTTCTTAGTTTTTCCATTTTTAGCTACTTCACTATTATTTTCTGAAGTTTCTTTTTCTTCTTTTTCTGTTTCAAGAATTTCGTTATTTTCGAAATTATCATCTTCTATAATTGATGCTGTGTTTGTTGTTAGAATATAATTTAATTCTTCACCTTTTTCAAATTCAACAACATCTCCTATTCTGTTTTCTCCATATATTCTTTCAAATTTTATTTTCATTTATCCTCCTAATTTTTTAGATAGAGAGCTTTTGCTCTCTATCCATTATTCATCACATACTACATAAGAGAAATAAGTATCTACATCACAAGGCTGTAATACTGGTCTTGATTCAGTAGTAATTTTTGCAACTTTTGGATTTGTTGTGTCTAAATTTGAATATCTTTTTGCCATATGAATAATTCCTTCAGACATGAATACTACAGGAGCATATAAAATTTCTCCTTGTGAAGCTCCACCAACAACCATATTTGTAGGCATTAATTGTATTGATTTTCCATCTGGTCCTATTACTTTTCTGCTGTAAGAAAATAACTCTACTCCATATGTTGTATATGTTCCTAACCAAACTACACCTGGATGTATTCTTAATACTTTTTTTATAAATTCATTTTGTAAATCTTTTGAAATAGCTTTTTTAAATTCTTCTGATTTTCTTAATATTTCAGCAGCTTTTGACCCTAAAATTATATTTTCAGTTTTTAAACCATTTTCTTCTGCTTTTTTTATCATTTCATCTAAACTGAATAATGGGTCTACTCCAGCAGCAGTCCATTTATGTGTGCTATCTAATGTTACTTTGTTTCCAAGTTCATAGTTCACTTCGTATTCTGCTTCTTTATCTCCAGATTTAACAATTCCAGTTGTTAAAAATTGTGAAACCATTAATTCTATTTTATTTGTAATGTAATTTTCTTGGTCTAATAGAACTCTTCCAATTTTTTCTCCAACCATTTTTGCAGGACTATAATTTTCAATAGGTTGTCCTGCTTCTCTTACAAACATATCTTTTGGTGTTAGTGAATATTCAGGACCTATTGAAGGTGCTATAATTACATTAGATTTTTTGCTTCTTGAATATACAGGTCTACCTGCTTCTAAAGGTGTTAAATATGGTGCAACTGCCTCTCCTGCTTTTGTATACTCTAATATTATTTCTTCTGTTGATACTGGTGTTTCTTTTTTGAAAAATAATTCAGTTAAAAAATTTCTTTTTACTTCTACATTTTCTCTTATTTTTCTTATAGTTTTTGGTGTATATAATCCTAACATTTACATTCCTCCTATTTTACAAATATTCCTAATTTTCTAAGTTCAATTGTTAGTTCTTTTTCTTTGTTATTAAATTTAACAAATTCCTTTACAAGCCCTCCAGTTAAAATTACTGTAGTATCCCCAGGTTCTTCTATAGTTTCATAAGAAACTCCATAAACACTTGAATATGTTGTTCCATCATATTTTCCAAAGTTTTTTGCATTATCTAGTGCTATAACATCTCCAGCTTCAACTTTTGTTTTTAAAGTTTGATTTATAGTTTCAACTGGAAAATTCCCTTGAAATATTCTTATATCTTTTTCTGAGTAAATTTTATTTTTCATTTTTCCCTCCTATTTGTTTTCATCGTTATATATATTTAATGCTGCTTCATATATTTCATTTTCTACTGAACTATCTCCTAAATCAGTATTAGAAGGTGGTATTTTATCTAATCCAGCATTTGAAATATCTGTTTTAGAAGTTTGAATTTCTTGGTTCGCTTTATTTGCATTTGACATAAAGAATTCTGCCATAATGTCTTTTGGATCTCTAGGTTCTTCAAACTTAGCCTTATTAATTATTTCTTTTTGACTATCATTTAAAGTAGGTATTCCATCAAGAATTTGTATTCTTTCTCTTTCAGCTTTTATTGCAGCTTCTATCTTATTTTTTTGATTTTCTCCTATTTCATTAATGATTTGATCTTTATAATCATTCATTAATTTAGGGTACTCATTAATTAATTCTTGTATACTTTTTTCCATGTTTTTTCCTCCTGTTTTTTTTATATTTTCTATTTCTTTTAATTTTTCTTTTAATAAATCTTGATTAATAAAGTTTTCAATATGTAACTCATTTGATATATTTTTAATATTTTCTAATGAATTATCATTTTCAACTATCTCATCAACAAATCCAGCTTCAAGTGCTTCAGTAGCACGATACCACTTTTCGCTGTTCATTTTTTCCGATATTTCTTCTCTACTTAATTTGGATTTTGTACAATAAATATCTAAAATAGCCTCTTTTACTGTATCTAATAATTCTATTTGTTTTTTTAATTTTTCAACATTTCCATAAGCTGAGCTTGAAGGATTATGTATCATGTATAGTGCTCCTGTTCCCATAACTACTTTTGAAGCACATAAAACTAAAAAACTTGCAGCACTTGCAGCTAATCCATCTATATATCCTGTAATTTCAACATTGTTTACTTTTGCGTAATCTTTTAAGAGATTATAGATTGCACTTGCTTCAAAAACATCTCCACCAGGAGAATTAATTCTTAAATTTATATGAGAAACATTTTTTAATTTTTGTAATTCTTTTGCGAAATTAGCTGAACTAATTTCTCCATACTCTTCCCAAGCCCATTTTGTAATAGTTCCATATATACGAATTTCAGCAGTATTTTCACTTAGATTTTTTATTTCAAAAAAATTATTTTTAAGATTTCTCTCCATTATCTTTCACCCCCTTGCGAATATTTTTTAATTCTCTTTCAAGGAGAGCTAATTCTTTTTCTTCTTCAGCTCTTTCCCTAAAGATTTCTTCAAAATCATATCCACTCGTAGCAGATATGATACTTCTACTTGTTGTATAATTTTCTAATTCTTTTGAATTAGCATTTGCATCTTTTAGTGGGTCTAATGATGATTTACCAGCACCAACCCAGATACAACGAGTAAAAGCATAACGAATAGATTCATCTTCAAAAAATCCAGGACAATCTATATCTCCATTTCTTATAAGTTCTAAAATAAACTCTTCATAGATAGGTTGACAAAAAGTCCTTTCTAAAATTTTTCTTGAAACTTGGAATCTTTGATGAGCTTCTTCTAATGAAGCTTTTGCTGCACTATAAGAATTTTTAAAACTTGACATTAAAACTTCTTTACTTATTTCTAAATTTGCACCAATTTCTTCACATATTGCTTCAACAAAATCTTTAAAATGTTTATTTGGTCTATTAGTTGCAAACTCTTTTATTTTTTCTCCTGGTTTTCCTACAACCAGTGTCCCATGATCTAAACTTATTTTTTCTTCAGTCTTTTTTTTATTTTCAATGTTTCTTTCTTCATCTTCATCCATAGGCGTTCCAAAACTTCCAGCAAAGCCTTCATCATCTGCACTATCACTTTCTACTATAAGCCCTATCATTGCATTTATAACAGCAGCTGTAAGTTCTGAACTTTTATATCTTCCTAGTTGTTTTAATGAGAATATAATAGGTCCTAATATAGGAACTCCTCTTCTTTGTCCAATTCTTTCAGGTTCAAATATATGTAAAATATTTTTTCTACCTAAACTATTAAAAGCTGGATAAGATTTTATAGTATAATTCAAAGTATCTCCTGGATGAGAAGTTGCTATATAATAATTTTTTAATTCCCCATTTTCATCAAATTCAACTCCTGCTTTTGTTTGAAGATTTGCTCCAGGTGGATTTATAATTCTATCAGCTTCAAGTAATTGAACACATAACTCTATATCAACACCTTTTCTCTTTTTTCTCAGTGGAATTGCAAAAGCATCTCCATTCATTACCCAACTTAATTGAAGTAAAGATTGTAATCCATAAAAACTAAACATTCTACTTGCATCTGAATTTGCTGATAAAGCCCAGGCATTAAACTTATTTTTTATAATTCTTTCTAATTCCTTTGCTTTTTTTCTTTCCATTCCAAGATATGTATAATTTATTGTTGGTTTTGGTAATAATCCACTTCCAACTGTCTTAGTTCTCATTTTCTTTAAAGCTGCTCCAGCCAAATCGTTATTCATATACAAATTTCTTGATTTTGCTCTCAAATCTTCAAGACTATACAAAATATCTTCATCAGGACTATTTGATGTAACCTTCCAATTTTCTAAAACTGGATCATCTTTATTGGAATAACCTTGTTCTACTTTAGCTAGATTATATATTTTTCTGTCTTTTAATCTATTAATCCCATTCTTAGGACTTATATAACCAATTACTTTATCTAAAAGATTCATATTTCCTCCTATCTTGGAATTATCTGAATTGTTCTAGGTCCTGAACTTCTTCTCTTTGCTTGTTGTAATCTGTCTTGCCAAATCTTTATATTTCTTGCGATTTCCATTGCATTAACTCTTGTTAGAACCCTTTTCCCAATCGTATAACTCTGTCCTTTCGTGACAGCTAAATCTGCTTCTAGCCAAGCATCTAAATGTTCTTGGCATTGTTCTACTGTAAAACTCATTTTCTATCTCCTTTTCTATTGTATTTTTTGTCGTGTAAATCTATTGGAATTAATTCAATTGCAGCTGTTGCGTAGTTTCTTAAATCTAATGGTTCATTTCTTCTTCCATCAAGTATCTCCCAAGCTATTTTCATTCCTCTAGGAGTAGATTTTTTTACTTTTACTTCTGAAGTTAGCCCTTTAAAATAGTCTATTCCATATCCTTGTGTACTTGCTTTTGGAAAATGACATTTCCCTGTTCCTTGCAAAATAGAAAGTCTTGAATATGTTAAATCTTTTAAAGCATTTACTCCTAAACTAAGTAAATTCACTGAAGGAGTTCCTTTTTTTGTTGTTTTCCTAAAACCATTTAAAATATTAACTCCCCAAGCTCCTTGCCCTTTAATTGCATAAATTCCTCTTTTTTCTTTTTTGTAAACATATTTGTAAACACTTCCAGTATGGTGTCCACCTGAATCTATAAGAGTTGCTGCTATTGTTAAGAATTTTCCATTTTTATATTTGAATTTTTTTCTTAAAAAAGTATCTAATTGTTGCCATACTTCCTCTTTACCAGGATCTCCAGGAAAATCTCTATAAACAATTCCATAACTCTCATAGCCATAAGCCCAACCAACAACTTCAACTTCCAACCTGTTATCTTGAACGTCTACTCCTGCTGTCAATATAACAACATCATCATGTAGTTCAGCTCCATAATCTTCTCTTGTTTCATAGATAGCTTCATAATCCATAGCACTATCAAGATTGACAGCAAATGTTTTTCCGAGTACTGTATTTACAAAAGTTTTATATTGGAAATCATCATCTTTAACACTTAAATATTCAGCTATTATGTCTTTCCAACTTACCCAAGGTGAAGCTAAAGCATTGAGATGGAAACTTCTATTTTCTTTTTCGTTTGGAAATTTAGCTATCCATTCCCCATTAGTTTGTCCATACTTTTTCCATTCACTTTCAATAGCACTTTCTCCACAAAACTTACATTCAAACTCAGGTTCTACCAAGTCTTTATATTTAAGTTGCTCAAATTCTAGTGATTGATGTTTACCACAATACGGACATGGTAAACTCCATTCTTCTTGTGACCCAGCTAAATATAATAATTGTATTTTTGAAGTTGCATCATCTGTTGGAGTAGAAACCCTTATTTTTTTACTATCATAAAAATTGTTTGTTCTTCTCTCAGCTAGTTTTACTGGATCTCCTTCTTTCTTGGCTGATAAAGGAAATCTATCAACTTCATCTAACAATGTAATTTTTATTGGTCTACTTGCTAACCCAGAAGGTGAATTTGCTCCAACAAATCTTACATATCCCCCAGGAAACATTTTTTCTTGAACTGTTCCTGATTCTCTTTTATTAACCTTTTCTACTAAGACTTTAAGAATTTTTGTATCTCTCAACATAGGCTCTACTCTTTCTTTTGAGAATGACTTGGCATCATCAACAGTTGGTTGTACAAAAAGAATAGGACAAGGATCTAAGTGCATATATCTCCCTAAAATATTTAATAGCAATTCTGTTTTCCCTACTTGTGCTGAACTCATTATGGTTATTGACTTAGTTATGCTGTCAGTAACACAATCAAATATTGCTTTCATATATGGAGTTCTATCTGTTTCCCATCTTCCAGCTTCAGCTGAACTCTCTCTTGAAAGTACTCTGTACTTATCAGCCCATTCAGCAATAGTTAAATCTTCTGGAGGAGTTAAACTATCTTTTACAATATTCTCAATCAGATGTATTGTGTGTTTTCCCTGTATCATCTTCTTCAATTCCTTTTCTTTCTTCATACTTGTAATCAACCAATTCCTCTAAAACCTCATAAATAGCTTTTTTTAAAATTTCCTTTACTTCAAGTTGATTTTCTTTATTTAAAAGCTGAACTGAAATTTTACTTGGAAGAGCCATCAATTTAGATTTGAAGTTATAATTCATATTAGAAACTATTCTTGTAACATCACTTTCATGATGATATTCTTTTTTTAA